TTTCAGGGGTAAAGGGCTTGTCCCTCAACCACATCGCCGCCCCGTCAACACAGTCGAACGGAACGCCGGCAATCGTGGCATCGATGGCGCAGTTGCTGTGCCGGCAGACCAGCAGGGATGCTCCCTTCAGAACCTGCTCAATGCTCGACCGGTCCCGCTTCCGTTTCAGGATAGCGCCCCGGTACTTGCGCTGCATCATGCCCTCCCAGTCGTAGAGCCTAAGCAGGCGCTTGGACTTGTCCCCAAGCCCCGCAATCACGACCTTGCCGGCCCGGTTGAGGTCTTCCCGAAGAGGGTAGGCGAACCGCTGCCATCTTTCGGGGTTTGGCTCGGTGCCGTCTAGCAGCGCCTGAGGGTGCCAATGATCCAGGCTCACCCGGCAATAGCCCTCATGCTTCCCGAAGTAGCCCAAGTCCCACATGATCGCGCGGCCACCCTCGGCCAGATGGCGGGCCACAATCTCGGCATGATCAGAACGCCCATAGCCCCACAGCATCAGCAGCCGATGCGTCCCGGTGTACTGCTTGACCACCGAACAGGCCCGCGCCTCGGCCATCGCACCAAGGATCTTATGGGCGCGCATGGAGTCCCGCTCATCAAGAAGTACCTCACAGCTCATGCAAAAACGCCTTCAGCATGGCGGCCGCTTGTTCCACGGGAAACGCTTTCTGCCGGAATCGGTCGCTGATGGCCTCACGGCCTCCCTGATCCTCCAGCCAGTCAAAGGCGGTAGCGATCTGGCTAGGGGCCTGCGCCCAATACTCGGCGCCGCTGGCATTTTCCAGATAACCGCACTCAGGCTGTCCGACGAACGGCGTGCCGCTGCCGTGAGCGTTCGCCAGCTTAACCCCGGACTTCCAATGCTCGCCCACGTAGCCGCCGCCGGATCGGAACGCCACGACGATATCAAGGTCAGCCAAGGCCGGAGGGTTGACCACGAACCTCCATCCGCGCCGCGCGCATTCCTGCTCCAGGATCGCCCGATAGGAACCTAGGTAGGACTCGGCTCCCTCATATCCCACGGTCTGAACCTTGGGCCGGATCGGGTTTATGGGGATGCCAAGCCGGTGATGGTGGGGCAGCACCAGTCCAGGAATGCCCGTGTCGCAGTCATCCCGCATCCGCTGGTTGGGCCAGATGACCGCCGTTGGGCGAAGTTGCTTGATCTTGTTCTTTACCCAATTGATCGCTTCCGTCCGTCCCCACGCATAGGACTGAGGCTGTGGGTAAGCGTCAACAATGTCCCAAACCCATTCCCCATAGATTCGGGCCATCAACTCCGGAGGGGTCTTCTTGACTACCACGGTCAGTTCGTAGCCAGCCGATGAAGCCATGGGGCGAACGTCAGCCCCGCAGGCAGCGCCAAGCTGCTCCCCGCGCATGGCCCAACTTCCAGCCTTCCCGCCTTTGCCCGTAAACAGGATCTTCATAGCAGATGCGCGAACGCCTCCCCGGATTCGATTTCGTGAAGCTCCCACTGCGCCCATGCGAGCGTGCGGAACATATCCAGCCGGCCGGCTTCTGTGTTGTCCTGCCAGCCAATCCATCGGGGCATTTCGGAAATGACAGAGACCCCCATCATCAGGGCCTTGATCGCCGCCCCGCTGCCCCATGTTACGGCAGTGCTGACGCCCTCCAAGTCTTCCCGAAGGGGCTTGCAGTGATGCTTTCCAGGATGGTGGCGGATGCGGGCCTTGTAACGCGCCGATACGCCAAAGGCCCAGCCCGAAGGCATGCGGGTCGGCGGAGAACCGATACCCCGCTGGGGCAGTACGATCATGGACCCCTCCTTGCGGAACGGCTCAAGCTTGACCCCGAGCGAATCCCACCTTTCAGGCGAACCAATGTGAAAGCAGCCCGCCGTGTTGTGGTAGTTCCGCGCCAGGGAGTACCAGCGCCGGCCAAGGAACTCATTACCCCACGCAGCGTTTTCAGCGACGATAACCGGCAATCCCCGATCTTGGAATTGCTGGGCGACAACATTGCCCATGTTGATCCGGTTCCAACTAATGTAAGCGTCGCGCGGGCCAATCCTGTCAGGAAAACCAATCTCTGCACGGTAGCCGTGGTGCTCAATGCCGGCGACAAAGGCCTTTAGCCTGTCGGGGACGGTGTAGCGGAGGTTTAGCCATGCCCTCATTTCTTGGCCGTAGCTTTGCCTACCCGAACGCCTATTTGATAGGCATTGTTAAGTAGAAGGCATATTTTGTGGATCGATTCATGGCAGTTGCTATCCATCAAGGGGCCATGACCATCAAGTATGATGTAATGCCGCCTAAATGGCGGCGAACCCTTGCTCTCCACATGATACTGATTCCGGAACTCTAGCCCAGCCATCTAACACTTCCTCCAAACTCGCCTTTGGAAAGCACGTCAGGGCGGACCGTGGCGTGCAATTGATGGTCTCTATGCCCTTGTTGGCGTAGGCCCATTGTTCGTACTGCTTAAGGTGTTGCCCCCGCTGCAATGGGGTGGTGTTGCGTAACCCGTTCGTGTACTTGCCGAAGAAATGCGTGCCGTGCATGTCGAAACCGAGTAACAGGATCTTGTTGGCCCCCAGCTTCTTCGCACACTCCAAGGCTAGCACGCCTGAATTGCAGGTGGTCCCGAACTGACTAACCGAAACCCGCTCCGTACCGGACACCTGAGCCATTGAGAACTTTTGGCATGGCAGCTCCATAGCGTCCGGATAGTTCCGCCACCAGCCACGGTCTGAAGCCGCGATGAAGTCAGCCCAAGGCGCTAGCTGGTAGGCGCATCCTATAACCCCTAAACGCAGGCCACGGACCTTTTCGGCCAACTCGGCTTTAGCGGAGGGGCCAGGGGCCAGTAGCGCCCAGATCATTGATCCAGCCTGACGCCTTCTGCCGTCATTAGGGTGATGTGTTCAAGGCCGGACTCTGCATCAGGCAGTGCCCCAAGGATGGCGTAATACTTGCCCCGATACAGGAAGCGCATTGTGGCATCCACATCGCCCCGGTAACGGATCACGATCCGGCCACGGACTTCGGACTGTTCAGCGGCAGCGGCCATGAATTCACGGGCTGACATAGGGACGATTTCGGCCCACGGCTCGGCGATGGTGGTCCAAACCACCTGCTCCTCACCTGTTACGGGATTCTGCGTGACCGTTTGAGCCTGAAGCTGGCCCTTGTGTCGCAGCGAACCGGCACCGACCGCAGGCATCTCAGCTCACCGTCGGCTTACGCAATCCGGCCAACAGGGCCGTGGAAGTCTTGTTCAGCACGTAACCCCAGCCAGCGGCGTCAGGCACGACGTTATCGACGCCCTCACCCTCGCGGTAGCGGTACACGTTGCCCAGCTCCAGCAGGACAGCCGCCTTGACGACAGGACGGGCGACAAGCGGTTCAGCGGGGACAGGATCGCCGCCGGAGTCCAGAATGGGATTACCGGCCGAATCCAGCTCGGGGTTATAGAGGCGCGCCTCGACCTTCACCCACAGTGAAACAGCCTCCGAAATGGCGGGGATGAATATCGACAACCACCCGTCATCCGGTCCGCCGCTTTCGTCGTAGTCTAGGCGGAGGTGTTCGCGGGCTTCGTCAATGGTGACAAGATCAATTGCCATGGAGCTTCACCGGCTCGGATGGCTTGGCGTCAGTCTTGTCCTGACCGTCCCGACCCTTGCGGGCAGCCAGAATCCAGTCTGCGGAGTTGTAAGTGGGGCGCTCTGATGTGTCTTTGAGGCATAGCCACAAGGAACCGTTCTCGGTCGTGGTAGAGCCGGCCTTAGCCTCCATCCCATCACGCCAGAAGCCAATATGCTTCATGGTTGGGACCGGGAAGCTGACCACCTTGGACTGCTCGCCCTTGACGTAGGTCAGTTGGATGGCCTCCCCGTCAAAGGTGGCCGTCATGTCATCAAAGCCAAGTCCGTCTGCGCCGTCTTTGCCGGCCTGACCATCCCGGCCTACGACAGGGCCTAGCGACTTGGTTTCGCCATTGGAGAGGGTCACCACGAGACCGCCATCACGGTCGATCAGCGCACCAGCGAGCCCGACACCGTCCTTGCCGTCCGCTCCCTTCTCGCCGGGGATCGGCTCGGGCAATTCGATCTTGGACACGGCTTCGGCAACCTCC